GGCGAAGAGAAGGGCGGCGAGTGGCGGAGCCTCGATGGAGCCTGCATCGAGGTGACGCCGCTGTGCATGCCTGACCACGCGGAGCACGGACGTCCAATCACGCTCACCCGCCGCATCGACCTCGTAACGCGCGACAAGTCCGGTCGCTACTTCGTCTGGGACCATAAGCATCAAGCGGCGGTCAACGCGAAGAGCAGCGCCTCGGCCTACGCGATTGACGGCGGGTTCGCCGCATTTCGCATCATGGGCAAGCAACTGTACGGCGATGCCTTCGGGGGCCTGACCCTCAACCTCATCAGTTCGACGCAGCCCGGTCATGTTGCGCGTGAGCAGGTGCCGTCGACCCCGCACCGCGACGCGCACTTTGCGCAGTGGCTTTGGTGGGCGGAGCACCAGATCGCGCAGCTGGACTTGACGACCGATCCATGGGAGTGGCCCAAGGCGCAGAACGAGCTGTCCTGTTATGGGCGGTACGGAGCCTGTGCCGGGCTCGACCTCTGTTCGCTCGGACCCCGAGCTTGACCTATTGAACCAAAGGCCTCGTCGCGTTTCTGGCCCGCGCGACGGGGTCGACCCAGGGCCGGAGATACCACCACATGTCAGACAATCCGACCGTGATGATCACGGTCTATGGTAAACCCAAGAAGAAGAAGACCAGCGATGTGCTCGCGGCCTTCCCGACTGCCTTGTGCATCGGGGTGCCGAGCGCCATCTCGCTGGTCGCACAGAACGAACTGGGCTTCACCCCAGCCGTTCACCCGGAGCCGCCCCAGACGTTGCCCGAGTTGGTCGCCCTTCTCGACTACGTCAGCCGCACCGGGATGGCAAAGCAATACGGCGCCATCATCATCGATGACGCGAGCCACATCTGCGACCGCAGCATGATGGTCTGGAACGAAGAAGCGCCTGCCGGCAAGAGCGGCAAGAAGGACAAGTTCTACGCCTACCAGCAGTTGAACAAGTACCTTCTCATGCTCTCGGGGTTGGCGCGGCACATGGGCGTGCATCTCGCCTTCACCTTCCACGAACGCATGCCCGGCACGAATGCCGACGGGTTCTTCTGCCCCGGCGGTCCGAACGTGCCGAGCCGCAATCAGGTGGAGACGCTGCCGTCCTGGTGCGACATCAACGTGCGGGCGATGGTCGACTCGACCTACCCCGACCCGTGGTTTCCCGGCACCTACTTCTGCGATCCGACGAACCCCGAGTGGGTCACGGGAGATCGTACCGGTGTGTGCTGGACCAAGACCCCCGGAAACCTGCGCGAGATTCTCCGCGCATCGGCCGGCGGCTACTCCCTTGCGCGTGTCGCGGGGCTGGAGTGGCAGGACGATGTCGCAGACGAGTTGGCGCAGCTCATCGTAGAATCCGGCGATGTCCTCGGCTCATTGAAGAAGATCTCGGAAAGCAATCCGCGGTTCTCCGACGGAACGCAACAGATTCATCTTCGGTGGGCTTGCCAGGATGGTATTGCTCGCGCTACGTTCCTGAAGCGCAAGGCGAAGAGCCTCTTCGACCTTACGCCCGAGAAAGAGCCGAAGAAGAGCGGCGGCGTGCCTGCGCCTCCTTTCCTCAATAGCTCGACCTCGGCCCCCCTCAACTGACCAACACCCAAGAAAGAGTAGGAGATCATCATGTCCTTCAACATCAGCGGCGCCCACTTCAAGGGCGTTTCCACCCTCGGTTCCTCTCAGCCCGAAGCCGGCTACTACGAAGTCACCGGCCTTCAGGTTGAGTACAAGCAGGGCGACAAGGCCGATGCCCGTCGCTTCCACGTCGAGTTCCCCAACGGGTTCAAGATGTTCGAGTTCGTTCACCTCCCGGTGGACGGCCTCCCCGAGAAGAGCTTCAAGGGCCGCATTGCGGCGCTGAAGACCATCCTCGCTTCGTTCGGGTTCACCAACGAGGAGATCGAGGGTGGCGAGATCAGCGACGCGTGGTTTGTGTCCGCCACCAACGGCGGACGCAAGGCGTACGTCGAGTTCGTTCCTGGTCAGCAGGGCGTGCAGGGCAGCTATGCCCGCATCAACAAGTTCCTGACCAAGGATCAGTACGAGAAGGCCGTGGCCTCCGGCGCCAAGCCGGTGGCGGCCGCCAACGGTGGCGCCCCCCGCGCTGCCGCGCCGAGCATCCCAGGCGCAATCCCCGCCGCGCCCTCCGCTTCGGTTGGCGCGCCGGTGCAGAGCGTGGCCCCGGCTCCCGCCGGTGGGCTTCGCCTGCCCCCGCCGCCCTCGGTCGGCGTCGCTCGCTAAGTCCCTGACGAGGGAATCGTAGACCTGGGCCTGCGGGAACCCCCTCCCGCAGCCAATGCCCGGCGAGAACGTAAGCTCGGCCCCGCCCTTGTGGCGGGGCGTTCTTTTTATGATAACATCGTTGATGTTGGAGACTGCAATGGCCGACCAGACTTACGACGAGAAGAAAGACGCTATGCGTCGAGCCGCGCAAAAAGAAGAGTCCGACCGAGTCGAAAAGTACGCGCGACCCCTTGATCAGATTCATCCGGACAGCCTTCCGATGGTCAGCCCCAGCCTGTTGAAGCAGCAATATGCTCCGACGCTCGCGGAGTTTGAAGCGAAGTACGGATCACTGCCCGCCGACTCCAAGACGCGTCGCACATACGCAGCGATGGAAGCGGATGCGAAGGCGGCGCCTACCGCACCCGCCGCCGCGAAGAAGCCGTAGATCTTGTAGCGGCGCATTGACTACTTGCGCCGATCTATGTAGGCTTGTGACGTTCGGGGAATCCGTATGCTTCCTGTTCTGCTTGAACTTTGGGCCGGTCTGCGCGCCGCGCATCACCTGTATTGGACGCTTCACTGGCAGGCCAAGGGCCAGCCCCAGTACGGCGACCACCTTCTGTTTGAGCGCCTCTACGGTGCGATGCCCGAGGACATCGACGGGCTCGCCGAGATCATCGCCGGCCACTACGGCGCCGACAAGCTTGATCCGATCAAGGCGTGGGCCATGGCATCGGACAAGATCAACAGCGTGGCGAAGGGCCAGAGCCCGCTCGCCATTGCCGAGATGATCATGGAGCTTGCCGAGAAGGCGAACGCCGAAGTGGAAGGAAGCGACTGCCCCTATCCGGGCGGCCTTGGTAACTTCCTCTCGGGCCTTTCCACCAAGCACCTGACCGACATTTACCTGCTCAAGCAGCGGTACTCTGCCGGCCCGGCGAAGATGTAGCATGGCTTCGGCGGAGCAGACCTACCACGCCCTCCTCGAGAAGATGCGCGCATCGGCTCGCAAGGAAGACATGGAAGGTCTGAGCCGCTACGGCGTGCAGCCTCGGGTGATTCCTCCGGAACTGCCCGGCGTCACGAAGGCCCTGAAAGGCCAGAAGAAGTAGGAGTCTCCATGGCGACGAAGCCTCTCAACGCCCCGGTTCCGCAGCAGCCCCCGCCGGCTCCCTTGGAGCACAAGAAGGGTCCGCCTCCTGGGGTTGAGGAGAAGGGCGACTACTACAAGTACCTTCAGAGCCTCAAGCACAAGGCGCGTGAATCCGACGCCGCCTTGAAGAAGTAGCGTTGACTTGACGCTGCGGTAGAGATACATCTACCGCATGAACACCGATGTCATGTTTTCGTCGGCCACCGACCAGTGGGCGACGCCGCGCTGGTTCTTCAACGAGTGGGACGCGCACTTCCGGTTTGAGCTGGACGTGTGCGCCGACCATACGAATGCGAAGTGTGATCGCTACTTCAACGCCGAGGACAATGGCCTCGCGCAGGAGTGGGCGCCGTATCGCTGTTGGATGAACCCGCCCTACGGACGTGAGATCGGGCGCTGGGTCAGGAAGGCGTACGAAGAGAGCCAGAAGGGTGCAACGGTGGTGTGCCTCCTGCCGGCGCGCACCGACACGTCGTGGTGGCACGACTACGTCATCGCGCATGGCAAGGTGACGTTCATCCGCGGTCGGCTCAAGTTCGGTACGGCGACGAACAGCGCGCCGTTCCCGAGTGCCGTCGTCGTGTTCTATCCGGTCAACCGATGAGCTACGATCCACGCACCTGCGGGGCCCGCTGCGACGAGTGTCCGCTCGGCCCGAAGGGCGAGTACCGGGACGGGCACTGGCAGCCCGTGCCGCCGGAGAAGCATACCGGCGCGACCATCCTCGCCGTTGCCGAGATGCCGCACGTCGAGGACGCCAACAACGGGCGGCCCTTGTCGGGTCGGTCGGGCGCCGAGTGGAACAACGCGCTCCTCGCCGTTGGCTTCAAGCGCAGCGACGTCGACCTCACGCATGTCGTGGCGTGCTCGGCCGGCGCACAGGCGAATGCCTGGGAGAAGATGACCAAGGCCCTCGACAAGGCGAACCGGCGCCGTCTTGCACAGGGGCTCCCCGTGCTCCCCGACCCTATCACATGCTGCCGGCCCCGTCTATTGGCTGAAACCGACGCCTACGAAAACATCGTTGCAATGGGACGAGTCGCGGCCAACTCGCTGACCGGCAAAGCGCAGAGCATCTTCTCGCTGCGGGGCGGACCGGTGTGGGTCGACGAGAACTATGGCGCGTTGCTCGAGACGCCGCTCGCCGGTGAGGCGGTGCCGGACGGCGCGGTGCGCAAGGTGTTCCCCATCCTGCACCCGAACTTCGTACAGCGCTCGCCGGGTTGGCGGCACGTCCTGCACGCCGACCTCGGGAAGGCCCTCCGCTGGTTCACGGGCAAGCTTCGGTGGACGGAGCCGACGCGGTCCTTCAACCCGACGCCGGACGAACTGGAAGCGTTCCTGGCGCAGGATGTACCGTTCTGGGCGTACGACTTGGAGACGGACGGCATCGAGAGCCTGACGTGCAAGGTGCGCTCGATTGCCATCGCCCACCCAGACCTCAACGAGAGCCGCCGCGCGTTGCGCCCCGGCCAAGAGGAATGGCTGCGCTGCGGCGTCATGGGACTCAACATCCTGAGCGGCGACGGCTTCACCCACTACTATCAGCCAGACGACGAGGCCCGCATCCTCGACATCTTGCGCGCCTTCTTCGAGGACACGACGAAGACGAAGGTGGGCCACAACGCCGGCTACTATGACCGACAGGTCGTCGAGCAGTGGATTGGCGTGACGCCGCTGCCCATCATCGACACGCTCTTTGCAGCAAGGTTCAGGGCCCCTGAACTTCCAAAGGGGCTGAAGACGGTGGGCTCGGTGCTTACCGACGTCGACCGCTGGGAGACAACCGAGAAGGGTGAGAGCCTCGCTTTCGGCGACGTCGATGACTGGGACCGGCTCGCATACAACTGCACCGACTCGGCGGTGAACGCACGCATCGTAGTGCCGCTCTTCGATGCGGCCGAGGAGGCCGGCGCATTCCGTGACCTACCCGAGGCACTGCGCCCGGCAAGCTGGGCGGCGCGGCGCTGGGACCTCCACGAGATTGACCACGCGACACAGGACATGTGCGTCAACCTCCACAAGATCGGCGTCTACGTCGACCAAGAGGCGCGCTTCAAGATGGAGATGGAGACGCGTGCCAGCGTCGTGAAGCGGGAGAAGCGGCTGTCCGAGTTGGCGGCTGCGGTTGGGTTGAACAGCATAGACCTCAAGAGTGCCGGCGCTAACGACGAGAGCGACGGCGAGACGGCAGGCATTGCCCCCGGCAGCGCCGACCAAATCCGCGACCTGCTGTACGAGGAGTGGAAGCTCGGCATCCCACCCAACATGGAGGCGCGCGACTTCTACACGGCATCCGGCATGCCGGGCACCGGCGACAAGGTGCTCCGCGGTCATCTGGCTGGCGGCCGGCTAACCCCGGACCAAGAAGCGTTCGTGCGCGAGCTTCGCCTGTACCGGCGCGAGAAGAACAAGATCCTCGGCACCGTGCTCCTGCCGCTGAACCTCACAGCGCACGACCCGAAGAAGGGCGTCATCTGGCACCCCGACGGGCGCGTGCGCTCGACGTGGAACGCGCACGTCACGGCGCCGGGCCGGCTCTCCTCGTCGGGCCCGAACCTTCAGAACATCGGCAGCCGCAAGGGGCAGGGCAAGCTCAAGACCCTCTTCGCTGCGGAGCCGGGGCACCTGCTCATCGGGGCTGACCTCGACCAAGCGCACCTCCGCATCACGGCGAACTACTGGCGTATCCCGCTTCTACTGGAATGCTTCAGTGAGGGGAAAGACCCGCACAACACGCTCTCGTACAACGTCTTCGGCGACAAGTTCAAGAACGCCGACGGCTGGGGTCCGGAGGGATTCAGTCTGTATCGCAAGCCCGCCGGCGGGATGGCGAAAGCGATGCGGGACATCATGAAGACATTCCGTTATGCTTGCGCGGTGGAAGACACTCTCGTCGCTACCCTCGGCCCCGAAGGCCACAAGCGCATCGCAGACATCGAGCCCGGTGTCGACTGGACGTGGTGCTGGGACGGGGCGCAATACGTCCCCGCGCGCATCATCCAGAAGACCAAGGTTGGTGTGCGCAAGTGCATGACCATCACGATGCGCGACGGCCGGAAGCGGTGGACGGAGACGTTCACGCCCGACCACAAGTTCATGCTGCGCGACGGATCGTGGCGTGAGCTTCAAGACTTGCGCACCGGTGATCGGCTCATGCCGTTCAAGCGGTGGACGCACCCGAAGACCGGCTATCGCTACCTCGATCCGTTCAACGACAACAGCCGTGCGCTGGAGCACCGATGGGTGCTACCCGGACACGCGCACGTCCATCACAAGGACGGCGCCAAGGACAACAACCACCCCGATAACCTCGAAGGGATGACCG